GACGGGTCTACGCTCGCGGAACTAGGATCTTGCGCTCTACTCGCACAAAGTGAACTCGCACAAAGTGTGTTTCAAGCACAGAAGTTTTTATTTCTCAAATCAGGAGTAAACTCGCGTTGTGGTGCGTGTTTGCAACCTGAATACAAGGCTCCTTATATAGAGAGTTGTGGAGCTTTCTGGCATCGTTAGGTGGCATCCACCAATAATGCAGATAAGCATCATCACATGTCTCTGGCCTAACAACTTTGCGTAAGAATCCTGCAAAGTTACTAAAGGTCATCGTGCGTGACTAGACAACGCACACCGACAAACTTAAAATAAAGAGACATTATACTTTGTCTCCTCTTTACATAAAGTGAGTGGTATCCAGCTCACTCCGCATCTTATCAGTCTTCACACCGGTTGGTATCAACACGTGGTAGGGGTCCGCCACTTCCGCTTCAGTCATCATTACTGATATCCAGCAGATCTAGAGCATCTTCAATAAGATATTCTTGTTCTGCACGCAGATTTTCTTGCTCCCTCAGTAATTCCTCCCACAGTGAGTCTTCTGATATTTCTTCAAGTTTCTTCTCCCATCTGATCTTTTCCTGCACAAACGAGTCAATTTGGTCTTTCCAGACCCAAGTAAAACAAGTGTTAGTTTCACAGGAGTAAAACTCCCTGTCAGGATTTCTGGATGTTCTGGAGATCTTCAGTTTTGCTGGTTTATTGCATCCACATTTGAAAACCGGCTCTTCACTTAGTGTTAGCACATTGATTTGATGCAACCTGTAGCCTTTGCTCAACCAGTCTTCATATCTTTTTACAACATCATTAACTCTCTGTTTTGCATCGGTGTTTCCCTTGTGAAATACCTCCTCCACTGCATTGATCAACACACCTTCAGATTGATGCTTTTCCGGATGGAGAATAATCTTTACCAGTCTTGACAGAGTGTCTGCTAAAACGTTGTCCTTTCCGTCAATGTGTTCAAACTTAATCTCAAGACCTGTCCCGGTAATGTAATCTGTGAAGGCAAGCCATCTGACTCTTGATGGTTTATGATCACTGCTTTTCTTGTAAAAGCTCACTATTGCTTGACTGTCAGTTCTGATTATGAGCTCTTTCTTATCAAGATAATATATCTTGAACTTGTCTAAACTGTTTATTACAGCCTGTATCTCTGCGTCAATTGTGCTTTTGATGGGAGTGAATTTCCCGCTCGCATAAGCACAGATCTTTTCTGACCATCTTGGCTGCAGACTATCAGTTTTCCACTTACATACCCCTCCCCAGCCTTCCATACAGCCATCCGTTTCAATTATCATGATAGCTTTTTCGGGGGGTAACTCAAGTTCTGGCAGATTAGCTACAACTTCCTTGACCTCTTTGACAATTTTCCAGTCCTGAGTATTCATTCTTCTTTCTCCATTAGGACTCGTTTTGGCATACAGTGGTCCAAGGATTTTTCCCAGTTTCGGAATGTAGCTCCTAGCATAATTAAGGATTCCCAGCCATTTCCTTAATCCTTTCACTTCCTTTAGTTCTTCATCTTTCATTTCGATGATCTTTTTAATAATATGAGGCTGCAACTTAATTTTTGAGTTTCCAATAGTTGCACCTAGGAAGTCAATCTGTCTTGTTCCAATTTTCATTTTTGTCGGACTTAAGACTAAACCATTTTTCTCGCAGATTGTCATAAATTTCTTCAAATGCTCTTTATGTTGGTGTATTGTTTCAGAGAATACTAGTATGTCATCAATGTATACCGCAATAAAATCCTCTGTCCCTCTAAAGCAATTGTCCATTTTTCGTTGAAATATGGCAGGAGCATTTTTAAGTCCAAAGGGCATAACTAGCCACTCATACAGCCCATCTATAGCCCAAAATGCCGTCCAGGGAATAGACTCTGGGTCCATTGCTACTTGATGAAACCCACTCTTTAAATCAAACTTGCTATAGATCTTGGCATTTCCAATTCTCTTAATAATGGTGTTAATTCCAGGCAAACTGTACTGGTCTTTTTCAGTGTTATCATTCAGCCTCTTATAGTTAAACACCAATCTCTCCTTTCCTCTTCTTTCCTTTCCAGTCATTGGGTCAACCTCTGTCCCAGATTCTACTATCATTGCCGTTGTTCTATGTTTTGAGCTTGAAGGCCTGATCACTTTAAGTTCTAAAAGCTTCTGGACATGCTTAGCCATGGTTTCTTTCATTGTAGGGGTAACATGTTTTAATGGCCTGTCTTCAATAATCATATCAGGGTTTTTTACTTCAATCCTACATTTCACCTGATTTTTCTCCCAATGTTTGAGAGGTTCTTCTCCAATATATCCCAATTTTTTCATTTTTCCAATAATGTCAGGAGATATAAATTCTTCAGAAATTTCCCCTCTAGAACTCTCAGCTGCACATATGTTATAGTATTCATGAAGTTCCAGTTCTAGTTCATCAATATAATTCAGCTCATGAACTATTGGTGGGGCTTGTACTGTTGTCATGATCTTATAAATTGTGACCTCACCATTTTCTATCCTTAGGCCAACAGTTCTAATAAAATTCATGCCTATGATCATATGAACTCCATCAGCTAATGAAGGCATAATAAAAGTTTGAGGGAGGTAGAACCATTGCTTACCAACCCATAGCTTTCCCGCTGATGTCACCTCGTTTACTTCAGTGACTCCGTTGACTCCTCGAATAATGATTTTGTTTTTGGCCTGCTCTTTCATTCCTGAAGGTATCATCCTCTCATCTGCTACACAGACTGTAGCTCCAGTGTCAAGAATTGCGTTCAGGACTACCTTCTTGTTTTTGACTTCTATCTCACATTTGATATTGAGATGGTTGTTCCTTGGCCTCAGAGCGTTAATCGAGACTTCTTCAAGGACATTTACTTGTTCTTCCTTGTCCTTCTGTTGCTGCTCTAAATCTTTTATTCTTTCCTTGAGCTCTATAATCTCATTGAGGTATTGGATTTCATCCTTTTCCTTCTGCTTGATAAGGATATTTAGAAGCTCATTTTCTCTTTCCACGTCTTCTAGCTTCTGTATCAGTTGAGCTGTTTCCTCCGTGTCTTCTTCAAAGATGATTGGTTCTTTTTCCTTCAGCTCTTTGCTTTGTTTCCTCAAGATTTCTACTTCCTCTGAGAGTTGTTTCTCATTTGCAATGCTGGTCTTGAGAACTTCGTGTTGTTTTAGTGCAATATCCTTCCAATCAATTACCCTTTCTATCCGAACTCTGGTTTTCTTAACTTCTTCAGTGTTGACGTTTTTATAGAACCAGGGTTGGCACATGAGACAAACAGTCATCTCACATTTCAAGCAGTCAATCCTATGCTTAGGAGCTGCTTCAGATCCGCATGCCTTGCAGATAGTCACATGAGTCTCTTCAAATTTCCACTCATGCTTGCAGAAATACTGTCTTCTGGAGACTTTCATCTTAGATCTCCATTCAGATGGTTCTCCTACGAGATATTCCCTTGGCTCATCCATCTCTTCCATTCTTAACATATAGACCTCGTAGTTCTTGAAGCCTTCCATTTCTTCATTTGTGAACCTGTAGTTATCAGCTTCTTCATCTATTGAATAGATGTCTGATACGTCATCTTCATCAAAGCCGACTGAGATAACGTCTAATCCATCTTCCAAGTCTAGAGAGTCCAGAACCTTGACTCTATCCATGATCTTTCTTGGATTCTTGCATTCAGAGGCGAAATGTCCCTCTTCTCCACAGGCATAACACCTGCAATTTTTCTTTCTCAAGGATAAATATTTCTTCTTACCAATCCTAACATGGGATTTATGGGGCTTTCCCTTGTAGGATGTACTTTTTCTAGCTCCATACTTTCTGTATGACTTGTCTCTGTATAAACCATGTACTGGCGTGCTTCTGCAGAAATCCATTTTGCCAATACTTTTTTGTAGTGCTACCTTTTCACACAGTTCCTTTAGGTATCTTTTGGTAAAGGTGATCCTTGCGGTGATCCCTACTGTGTTACTTGGGTGTTTTTCCATGAATGCCTTTTCAACCTCATCTCCTAGACCTCTTGGTAGTTTGGTAAAGAATTCCTTGGATAATTCTTCTGAGGCCCATGCTCTTCCTGTTTTGGCTGACAGATGGAAATAATCATTCATGTATCTGTAGATTGCTGTGTCTGTCATCTCTGTGCAGACCAGGCTCTTCAAGGTTTTATAGGCCGCATCTTGTGAAGTAGTAGTTCCTACTTGCGGATTTTCCAAAAAGAATATCAATCGAATTTGATTGATGATATTTTGTGTACCTTGGTCTCCGAGTGCTTGAGCTTTCATTGTCTCATATTCTGCTGTATACTTCATCCTCCATTCAATGAAGTGCTTCTTCTCGTCTTCTCCGAGAAGGTTCTCCATGTATCTCATTTTGTCGTCAGCATTATCAAAAATCTTTTCCGTCATGTGTAGGAGGGTAATGCTCTCCCACCTTTCGAATACTTTGATGTCAAAGTCCATTGGCATGACGAACATGGCTCCTTGCCGACTTTGTGCTGGAGGTAATGAATAAAATTCATTGTTGGAATCCCACCTCCTTGGTCCTCCTTTGGGCATAAAGGGGAAAGGCCTTGATCCAGCCCATCCTGTTGCACTTGTAGCTGGTGCATATGCGGGTGCTTCTTCACCCATTTCAGCATCTGGTGGTCTATATGAACTGATTGCTGTTTCAGCTACTGAGGATAAGACTTTTTCAATTTCCCTGAGTTGTGGGAATTCTTCATTGTCTTCCAGATTCATCACGTATTGTGATCTGGAATCTTCCTCATCATCCGTGATATCCAAATTTTCCAAAAATTGGGAGATAATGTCATCTTCTCCCACCATGTTTTCAAGAGGAAAGATTTCCTCTTCAGCTGCCATGACTGGATAGTCAGTATCAGATGTATCTTCAATATAAAGCATGTTAACATGCTCTATTGTGGCTTGGATGTCATCATCTGAATCTCCATCTTCGTTGTATTTTGGTGGCGCTGAGGATGTGCTTGCTTGATAATTACCAAATCGTATACTCCGTGAGTTGTCGTAGTTGACTCTGGTGATCAAATTCGTTGGTTGCATTGGTACAACCACATTGGAGGGCTTGATGTTCCATTCAGTGCCCTGATACTTTGTTGTACTCAGCTTCTGAGCTTGTATAGCTTTAACGCCTTTGGAGTTTAAGTACTCCACTACTCTTTGAATATTATAGGCGAATCCGACGTTGGGAACATTGGTGAGTCTGCATCTACAGCTCCTGGTAATCAGCAGATTTGCTTCACCTTGGAATCCCTGGTATCCCTTAGTTAGGATACTGATTTGTACATGTTGGTAGAAATCCCTTATGGTCATCATTATATCCGGGATGACGTAGATTAGTTGGTGGCCTTGTGACAGATCAGCCTCCATAGCTCCAATAATGGATCTGCCTTCTTCTCCTTCCTGAGTCCATCGTGTATCACGAAAGACTATTAAGGCCATCGTGCCTGCATATGTCCTATGCATGATCTGGATCCTGACTTGTAATACACCCAGATGGATGTACTCAAATCCTGCTGAGGCTAGCTCCTCAAATGATTCTTGATATATGAAAGATCTATCTTGTTGCCCGTTGGTTACGAGCATTCTTTCTTCTGTCCTGTTTCTGTAAATTCTATTTACAGGACTGTCTCGTTGAGTCATATATAGTACCTCTCCTGGTACTGTTCTTGCTCTGTGGGCAAGACTTCTGCTGAGCTCCGAATTCGGGTCTACCACCATAGATAGTGTATGCTCCCGGGGTTGTCGTCCTACAACCCTTCCAATAATATTGCCGGTCTGCCTGGCAATTCGTTGGGCTTCGTATGCTGCTCTTCTGGAGCTTCTATATTCCCTTATTTGGTCGTCAATTAAGGGTGTCCCTTCTTCAGCAGTGGTGGTTCTTGATCCGGTAATTCTGGGTCTTTGAGCCATTACTTCAAATTTCTGAGAAGTTTGTAGGGGTCTTGAAATACTTTGCTAGTGGCCGCAGTACCACCGTCTTTCCTTGGTTGACTCCCTTGAATTTGTTGAATTCTTGATAACTTCTCGTTGATGGCGTCAATTTCACCCTTAAGTTGTGGGGTACCGGCTGATGTTGCACCGGTCCTTTCAAGTATTCTCAAGCGGTTTTGGATGTCCGCTACTGTGTCTTTTAAGGCTAAGACTTCCTGTTGTGTCTTTGTACACAGGAATATAATGGTGTTGAGTTGTCTTGTGAGCTGGGTGTTGTTCACCGATCCACGGTCAGATATCCCTACTCCAGGGGATTCCCAGTCACCAGTTGTTCCAGCAATTGCTTGTTGGTATACTGCAGAGCTTGTGATAGAATTACTCATCCCATGAGCTTTCGCTCAAAGTCATGAATAATTTTTTTCAGATTTTGAACTTCTTTAGTCAGCTCCTCAGTTAAGGCCTCAGTTTGCTTCTCTATGAACTTAGGTTGTTCAGAGATACGCAAAACTAATTCCTCAACGTCTTCTTTGCTCAAGGGGCGCCTCTTCAGATAGTCCTTTCTGAGAGCTTTAAGCTCATCAGACAAGACGTCCAGCTTTTCGTGAGCCTTCTTAAGATCGTTACGCTGGCTGCGCACAATCTTACTTAAGTTCTGCAACTCCAATAAGTCCTTCTTTTGAGCCTCCTGCTCACCGATTATCTGCACAAGTAAATCCCGATTTTTCCTTCCAGAAGTCCAAAGGACCTTCCCTGTAAGGCTTAGTCGATAAGTGTTGATGTGCAAATTATGAGCAAGATCTTTGTTTGAGACTTTGGCTTCCGTTGCCAAGTCAAGATACTCAAGTTGAGCTTGAGTGAGTTCAGATGAGTTTAGAAATTCCTGGAATTTTTGATCCCAAGTTTTCTCGACCATAAATTGTATGCAAGGTGAATGACTTTCTTTTCGTAAACTAGATAGGAGTACTCCTCCAGGATGCTTAACCCGTATTGACGTACAGAGGTCTATGATCCTTTTGTTTATAAAGGAGCTTGTAGTTCAGTCAGTCTTATACTTCACGATGCCCATGTTTCTATATAGGATATTATCTTGGCTTTGTAAGTACTTCACGCAGGTTATGTTCTGTTTCTAGGATATTATCCTCATACATGCGAAGAACCAATTTTTCCCCCATTCTCTTCGGGTACTTTTTCTTGGGTAGGCATGCTCTCTTGGACCAACTAGCATAAAACATAATCATTTTTCCCTACAGCCTTGACCAGCTATAATCGAAATCATGCTCATTTTTCTAAGAAAGACTGAATACAGCTCCAATTTAAACAATTTAAATCATAAACTTGTAACTCAATTAGAGAAAAGCAGAGCCCTTCGGCTCCTATCTAAAGGAATTACCCCATGAAAGCCATAAAAACGAACCTTGCTCTGATACCA